GCCAGGCGCCGCTCGTATTCAACGAAATCGCCGCCACCGTCAACTGGATCATCGGCACGGAGAAGCGCACCCGCGTCGACTTCAAGGTGTTCCCGCGGGCGGAAGACGATGTTGATCTCGCGAAGGCGAAGACCGACACGTTGAAGTTCCTCTCGGATGTCAACAAGACCGGCTTCGCCCGCAGCCTGGCCTTCTCCGATGCGGTGAAAGTCGGTGTCGGCTGGCTCGAGGATGGCGCGCGCGACGACCCCACCGAGGAGCCGGTTTTCACACGCTACGAAAACTGGCGCAACATCCTGTGGGATTCTCTGGCGCGGGAGCGCGATCTCTCCGATGGCCGCTACATCTTCCGCGTCCGGTGGACCGATCTCGATATCGCGAAAGCGATGTTCCCGGAGCGCAGGCACGCGCTCGAAAGCTCAGCCATTTCAGCGGAGTTGTGGGGCAACGAGGAGGAGGAGGACTTCTGGTATCTCGGCAAGTTCTTCACCGCCCGGGACCAGATGGGGGAAGTGATAGGGCGGCGGACATTCCTCTCGGATGTCGCGCTCGTCAACAACCGCCGGCCGCGGGTGAAGCTGATCGAGGGTTGGTATCGGGTGCCGATGATTTGCCGCTATTGCGATGGCGGTGATTTCGACGGTAAGCGTTTCGATTCCGGGAACCAGATGATGAAAGCCGGGCTCAATGAGGGCTCATTCAGCCTCTACGATCGGCTGGAAATGCAGGTGCGGTGCGCGATCATGACGGAGCGCGATCTGCTGCAGGACATGTCGAGCCCGTACCGGCACAACCGGTTTCCGTTCACCCCGATCTGGTGCTACAAGCGCGGGCGCGACGGCATGCCCTACGGGGTGGCGCGCGGCATCCGGGACCCGCAGGACGATCTCAACAAGCGGGCATCGAAGGCGCTGTTCGCGCTTTCGACGAACCGGGTGATTGCGGACCAGGATGCGGTCGAAGACCACGACGAGGCGCGCGAGGAAGCGGCGCGGCCCGACGCCTACATAATCAAGAGGCGGGGCGCCGAGTTCAAGGTCGAGAACAACTACGAGCAGGCGCAGGGTCACTTGGAGTTGATGGACCGTGACGAGCGCATGATCCAGAAGCGTGGCGGTGTCACCGACGAGAACCTGGGCCGGCGCACCAACGCCGTATCCGGGGAGGCGATCAAAGCGCGCCAGATGCAGGGGTCGGTGGTTACCGCAGAAATCTTCGACAACGAGCGGTTCGCGATTCAGAACCAGGGCGAGATGCAGCTCTCGCTTGCCGAGCAGTTCATAACCCAGCCCAAGGTCATTCGGATCATCGGTGCCCGTGGGAAGCTTGATTGGGCCAAGATCAACACGCCGGAAGTGGACGCGATGGGCAACGTGCGCTTCGTGAACGACATTACGGCAAGCCAGGCCGACTTCGTGGTTGACGAGCAGGACTTCCACCAGTCGGTGCGCCAGGCGATGTTCGAGAGCATGACCGAGCTCGTGGGGCGGATTTCCGCCATCAATCCCGAGGCCGGGCTGCGGATCCTGCGCATGGCGCTGGAGTTCTCCGATCTCCCGAACAAGGAGGAGATGGCGGGCGAGGTCAAGAGCATGCTCGGCATCGTGGACGAGGGCGATCTCGAGAAGATGACGCCGGAGCAGATGCAGGAGTATCAGGCCGGGGTCGCGGCGAAGCGCGAAGCCGCCGAAATCCAGCGCCAAATGGCATTGGGCGAAGCGAAGGAGAAGCTCGCCAAGGCCGAGAAGACGACCGCCGAAGCGCAGAAGATCACGGCGGAGGCTCAGATGGTGGGCGCCGAAGCCGATGGTGGCGCCATAGCCGAAGTCGAGGTTGCCAAGACGCGCCTCCAAGCCGAGCAACGCATCGTCGAGGCGGAGCGCCGGGCGGCGGAAGCCGTGGACGCAGCACGGCAGGAGATAGAAAAGCTGCAGGCGCAGCTCGCCGATCGCCGGGCGCAGATTGATGCTGATGCCAGGACGAAGGTAGAGATCGCCGAGAAAGAGCAGAAGACCAAGGTCGAGATTGCGGAGAAGGAAGGCCGCACGAAGGTTGAGATCGCAAAGGTGCAGGCGCCCTCGACAGAGAGCGCGGAGCGCAGTCAAGCGCAGTTGGAAACTGCGCTGAAGAAGCTCACTGACCAGCTTGCGGACCTCGGGCGCAAGGTCGAGACGATCGGCGAAGTGCAGAAACGCGGTGCCGAAGGCGCTGGTGTCGCGCCCACCACGGTCATAGTGGACAGCAGCGGTAAAGCGGTGGCGGAGAGCTCCATCACGAAGTCGGTCGAGCGCCTGGCTTCGGTGGTCGAGCAGAACAGCAAAGCGGCGCGAGACGCCGAACGTGACAAGAAGCAGCCTCGCACGAAGGAAATCAGCATTGTGACGCCCGAGGGCAAGACTCAGACCCTGAAGGTGACGATCAAGTCGAGCACTGAGCGCAAGGAGAAGGATCAATGAAGCAGCCGCGTAAAGTGGCACTGATCAACGTCGCCGATTACCCACGCGCGCGATATTCAGCCTGCTGGCAGATCGCGGTGTTGGGCAGCGATGAAGAAGGCTATCTGTGGAAAGCGCAGATCGTCTCCTATACGCCAGTGGGTTGGGAGTGGAAGGGCAAAGTGACCCCGGAACGCCCGGTGGCGCCGGCGCCGGTCTATCCGCCGGACATCCCGGTGCGGCAGGATCAGTTCTTGAAGATGAAGCCGGCGCAGCAGGCCGAGATCGTCAAGGCGCAGGAGGAGCGGCGCGCGCTGTGCTCGAGGATCTACGAGGCACACCCGAAGCCGCATTACGTGCTTGCCGAACACGGCGGGACCGCGGATACCCGCGATGCGGCCGACACCGCGGCCCAACAATGGGTCCTGAAGCAGATGCCGATGCAGCGCCGGCAGGGAACCACGTTGCAAAGCTTTGCCGGCGTCGTGAATCCATTCGATATGCTCGCCGCGCTGCGGGCGTTGACGGCGTGGGTGTTGCGTCCGTTGCTGATGGCGCTGGCGCTCGCGACGGCAACGCGCAACAACATGCTGAATCAAATCCGCGATGCCATCGACGCCGGCGCCGGCGCGGGGCTGCTGCGGATATACGACGGGACGCGCCCCGCCACCTGCGGCACTGCAACGACGCTAGGCGCCGAACTGACGCATGCAGACCCGTGCGCGCCGGGCGCATCGGCTGGCGCGGTGACCTACAACGCGATCGCGGACGATGCCTCGGCCAATGCCACCATCACCGCCACCTGGTTCCGCCAGGTGGATTCCACCGGCACTTGCGCCGTGGACGGTAACGTCGGCACTGCGGGGTCCGATCTCAACTTGAACTCTACCGCGATCGGCGTTGGACAGCGCGTGAGCATCACGAGCTGGGGGCTGACTGCCGGTAATCCGTAAACGCAAATGGCCTTCCGCACTAACGATCGCGTCAAGGAAACTTCGACCACCACCGGCACCGGCAACTTGACGCTGGCCGGGGCGGTGTCGAAGTTTCAGGCGTTCTCGGTCTTTGCCAACAACGATACCTTCTTCTACGCGGTCGTTCACCAGACCGCTGCCGAGTGGGAGATCGGCATTGGCACCTATGTCTCGGCCACGCCCGCGCTTGCGCGAACAACTGTTCTTGAATCCTCGAACGCCGATGCAGCGGTGAATTTCAGCGCAGGCACGAAGGATGTCTTTGTGACCATGCCAGCTAAAGCGGCTTTACTGCTGCGTGAACTGGCTTCGGCACCAGCGCCAACTGAAGCTGATTGGATTTTGCTTCATGCTTTCAATGGAGGCGTCGAGTCGCAGGTGAGGACGAAGGGCGAGTATGGGCTGATCGACGTGCTCTCGAATCGCGACCTGTTTCGCACCCGTAAACAGTTCTACATCGGTGGCCTCGGCTCCGACACGTCTGCCGCTGATGACTCAATGGCTATTGGAATCCAGATTGCCTCACACGAGGGCGTGTGGACGGTCGTTGCAACGGACGCGGATGGGCAGCGCAAGAATATGCCGACCTCCGCGACCATCAACACTGATGCAGGGTTGGTTGGTGGTTTCACGCAGACACGGCGTGATCTCAACCCCGATGTCACGATTAAGTTCAAGGTCATCAGCACCACACTGCGGCGGGTGTGGATCGGCTGGATGGAGGCCGATCACATAGCTTCTGACACCGATGCCACTATCCATAAGTTTGCGCTGCGACTGTCGACTGCTCCGGCGGTGACAGGCTTCACCATCGTCCACTCTAACGGCACGACCGAGACAGTGGAGGCGCAGATTCAGGCATCGGACGCTCTCACTCATACCATCCGCTTGATCGCGGACGAGGCCAACGCGCGCTTCGGCTACAGTTTCGACGGTGCGGCGGTGGTCTGGATCACGACGAACATCCCGGCGGCCACCGCTTCGCTTGGGTTGCAAGTTCAGATT